TCATTCGCCGATGCAGAGGCTTCCGAGTACATCCGACTAGGCTGGGCAAAAGACCCAGAGACCGGAGAGACCGGCGATCGCACACCAGGGTCCCAAAGGCTGCGGGTTGACCCTGTGGTTCAGCAGGCCAAGTAAATGAGCGGCGTGCTGTATCTGGATAACTCCAGCGTCATTGAGCTGGTTGGGCTGAAGAACTCGGTTACTGGCACGGCTGATGTTGGGGCTAGTGTATCGGTGACATTGCTGGATTCTTCCGGTGCGCAGGTATCGGGCGAAACATGGCCTTTAACTATGGCGCACGTTGCCGATGGGCTTTATCGAGCAACAATGTCATCCGCTATCAATCTATCCGCGCTCACCAAGTACACAGCTATGGTAGACGTGGTTGGATCTGGTGGTGAGGTAGGTAACTGGCAGTGCAAGGTATTAGCTAGAGCGCGAGGCTGTTGCTGATATGGCTTGTAGTGGATGCGCCAAGCGCCGTGAAGCAATGAGGAAATGGGCCAGTGAACGAGCAGAGCGAATCAAGGCAATCCATAGAGCACGCAAGGCTGATAGCAAAACTCGATTCTTTGGCAGAAGCGATACTAAGGCTAGCGATAAGTAATGAACGGCTTGTGGCTGCTATGGCTGAGAGTGAGGACGAAGATTACGACTCACCTGTGTATCTAGACGGATCAAGGTAGTGCCACAGTACGACAACTCCCCAAGGATACGGGGCAGAGCACTACAAGCTAGACGCCTGAGAGTATGGGCAGATGATCCTACCTGTAATCGATGCGGGCGAATCACCAAATACCCTGATGGGTTCGAGCTAGATCACGTCATTCCACTGTGCAAGAAGGGTGACGATACTGACGACAACTGTCAGGTGCTCTGTACGGGCGTCAATGGATGCCACGCACGCAAGACAGCTGAGGATATAGGTTACACGTTCAAGCCCACCACAGGGGCAGATGGGTGGCCTGTGGAGTGACTTAAAGGGGGAGGGGTGGGTAAATCTTCAAACCCAATCCAAGCGGAAACCGCGTCCAAAACTCTTTTTTTATTAAATTGTAGATTTAAGGTGAACACATGGCAGAAAGAGGGAAGCGATCAGCGGCCTCTCTGGCCATAGCTACGCCTACTGGAATTGATCGAAGGCTGGCCCCGCCGCCTGTTTTAACTGATGTCCAGAAGGCTGAATGGGTGGCTGTTATCAACTCACGGCCTGCGGATTGGTTTGACGATCACAACGCATCTAGCTTGATTCAGTATTGCCGACACAAAGTCCAGGCTGACGTTATCGCTCAGCAGATTGATGCGTTTAACCCGGCATGGCTTGCGGATGAAGATGGGCTAAAGCGGTATGACAAGCTGACGCAGTTGCAGGAGCGTGAGACGCGCACCATCAACGCTTTGTTACGATCCATGCGGCTTACTCAGCAAAGCCTGGTGCGAGCTGAGAAGGTGCCGACAAGCAGTAGGGGGCGCAAACCGTGGGAGTCAAACGGTTGACGCGAGGCGAGACTAACATTCAGTGGATTGAAGAGCATTGCCTGATCCCTGAAGGCAAGATGGTTGGGCAGAGAGTCAAGCTTACCAAGCATCAGCGGAGATGGATTAAGCGCATTTACGACAGTCCTACGCGCACATTCATTCTTTCGATGGCGCGTAAGAACGCCAAGACTGCTTTGTCAGCGTTCATTGTCCTGCTGCATTTATGTGGCCCTGAAGCTAGGGCGAACAGCCAGCTATACAGCGCGGCACAGTCCAGAGATCAGGCGGCTATTCTGTTTGAGCTAGCTGCCAAGGTTGTTCGGATGAGCAGAGACTTGTCCGAGTATGTGAATATCCGAGACACGGCAAAAGAGTTGCTGTGCGCTGAGCTGGGCACGTTCTTCAAGGCGCTGTCTGCTGATGCGTCCACCAAGTTCGGCTTGTCTCCTGCGCTGGTTATTCATGACGAGCTTGGGCAGGTGGTTGGCCCTAGATCGCAGCTTTATGAAGCCTTAGAGACGGCATCCGCAGCCCAAGAGAATCCACTATCAATCATTATCAGCACGCAGGCACCCACTGACGCCGATCTGCTGAGCCTTTTGATTGATGATGCGCTGACAGGGGCCGACCCGCGCAACAAGGTAGAGCTTTGTACTGCTCCGCTCGACTTAGATCCGTTCAGTGTGAAGGCAATCAAGAAGGCCAACCCGCACTTTGGCGACTTCATGAACCAAGAAGAAGTGCTGAGACAGGCGTCTGACGCCAAGCGGCTACCCAGTAGGGAGCCGGCATACCGCAACCTGATACTTAATCAGCGGGTTGAAGCCAGATCACCGTTCGTTAGCAGAACGATCTGGAAGGAAAGCGGCGGTGAGCCACGCTCGTTGGTGGGTAAGGCGGTATACGGCGGGCTTGATCTGTCTAGCGTGAGCGACTTAACAGCCTTGGTTCTGGTTGGGGAAGATGGAGACGTTGAATCTACCTTCTGGCTTCCAGAAGAAGGGCTTGCGGAGAAGTCCCGCAATGATCGCGTGCCATACGATCAGTGGGCCAAAGAAGGCTATCTGCAAACATGTCCAGGCAGGGCCATAGAATATGAGTTCGTTGCAGAGCATCTTCGCGTTGTGTTTGATCGCTACGATGTCAGAAAGCTTAATTTTGACCGCTACAACATGCGCTTCCTTATGCCTTGGTTGGAGCGTGTCGGGTTCAGCGAAGATGAATTGTCGCGGTTCAGCGAGTTTGGGCAAGGATTTATATCCATGTCCCCCGCCCTGCGTGAACTGGAATCACGATTGTTAAGCAAGAAGCTGCGGCACGGCAACCATCCTGTGCTGACAATGTGCGCGTCTAACGCTGTAGCTGTGAGTGATCCAGCAGGCGGCAGGAAATTCACCAAAGCCAAAACAACAGGCCGCATCGATGGGATGGTATCCCTAGCGATGGCAGTGGCGGCTATCGGCCAGGATGAGATGAACATGATAGATATTGACGCATTCCTTAACGATCCACTGGTGCTGTAAGCATGGGCCTATTTTACGCAATGCGCGGTTTGTTTAGATCGCCGGGTGCGCCGCCTAGAGATGAAGGCATTCAGTCTGGACAGCCGAGCGCATATGGCTCTGTGTCTGCTGCTGATGTGAACTTTGATTCAGCGATGCAGATTAGCGCGGTATGGGCTGCGGTGAAGCTGATCTCTGAGTCGGTTGGCTCGATGCCGTTCAATATCTACGAAGTGAGTGACGCAGGCAGAAAGCTGGCGATCAACCACCCGCTGCAAAGGGTGCTCACCCGAAAGCCAAACCAGTACCAGACTGATGTTGAGTTTTGGGAGAGCATGGCGCTCAACCTGGCCGTTAGCGGTAACGCTTACGCGATCATTAAGCGAACAGGAAGAGAAATACTGGCGCTGATGCCGGTCTCATCGTCTCAAGTAGAGACTTCACTGCTATCTGACGGGAAGGTAATACACACCTACACGTCAGGCGCGAACGTGAATGTGTACACCAACGAGACAATGTGGCACGTCAAAATGCTTGGAAATGGCATTGTTGGCCTGTCTCCGCTGAGTTATGCGCGCAACAGTATTGGCATTGCTATCGCGGCAGATAATCGCGTCAGCAAGATATACAGCAATGGCGCAAAACCTTCTGGCATCTTGACGATAGACAAGACGCTGACACCAGAGCAAAGAGCGCAGATACGTTCGTCATTTTCAGGGCTGGAAGAGGGCAACGAGGACAGGTTGTTTGTCCTTGAGGCGAGCATGAACTACACGCCAGTCAGCATGACGCCGCAAGATATCCAGTTGCTGGACTCCAGGCGGTTCCAGATCGAGGATATTGGCCGCTTCTTTGGCGTGCCTTCTGTGCTACTCAACCAGACTTTCGGCCAGTCTACGCTTGGATCAAACGTCTACGAGATTTTGTCAGCGTTTTACAAGCTGAACCTGCGGCCATATCTGGAAAAATTCGAGGCATCAGTGCCCCGCTGGCTTATGACTGCCGAGGAAGGGTTGCGGTATGAATGCGAGTTTGATTTTGACGCGGCATTGTTGCGTGCCGATCTGCTGACAAGGATGCAGGCCCACAGGGAAGCGATCAACTCAGGGCAAAGCACGCCAAACGAAGCAAGACTAAGTGAGGGCAAACCGGCCCTGCCAGGGGGAGATCAGTTGCTTATTCAGGGCGCGATGATCCCCATTCAGCAAGCTGGGCAGAAGCCCGTAGAGGTGTCTAATGAACAGGAATGAGCTGAAAGCTATATCAAAGACAGACGATGAGCTGCGAGTTGCCAACTATATCGTGTTATTTGGCGGCAGAGACTTAACTGGAGAGTTCTTTACCCCGCAAACCAAGCTGGATAGCTCCTATACAAAGTCTGGAATGCTCCACGTTGACTTCGAGCACGGCCTTGATCCTGACGGTATTGGCATGACGGCGCACGATATTCTGGGGTTTGTGGACTGGAAAACAGCGGTGTTGGATGAGACCGGCGTGTTTGTTGAGCGTGTCCTCAACCGTCATGGCCGTTATATGGCGATGCTTGAGACGTTGATAGACGAAGGCATGGTTGGCAACTCCAGTGAGGCGATACGGGGCAAGACGAACCGCACAGAAGGTGGAGAGATCGTTGATTGGCCTTTGATGCGAGACACGCTGACGTTTACGCCTGCGGAGCCAAGAATGTTGAAAGGTAACGCGCTGAAAGCAGCGAGAGAGTTATACGCCGAGATGCCTAACAGCAAATCATTGGCGATTCTTGACGATACGCCGTCAATCAAGACAGTAATTGAAGAAGCGGAAACGCTTAAAGACATTGAAGCCCTGCTGCGAGATGCCGCAGGCTTTAGTCGGACAGATGCGACTGCGCTGGTATCGCGCATCAAGTCCTTGTGCCGTGGCGACCACGATGCAGAACGCCAAGCCGCAGAGATTGCGGGGCTTTTCCAGCGATATAGCAACCCGCAACCCTAACGGCCAACAGGCCATCAAGCCCGCCAAGTGCGGGTTTTTTTATGCCAAAACGGCAAGGAACTATTATGGAAGACATCAAGAGTGTTGTTGAGAGCGGATTAGCTCAGGTTAAGTCTGTTCAAGATCAACTGAAAACCGCTCTGGACGATCACACCGCCCAGATTGAAACCCACGGCAAAGCATCCACTGAGCTGACCGGCAAGATTGACGAACTGTCAGATCAATACAAGACGCTGAAAGAGCAGTTGATTGATCTGGCCCAAAGCCAAGTCACCGGCAGCATGGATCAGTCAGCAAAGAGCGCGGGTGATGAGTTCATTAACTCTGAAGCCTATAAGGCGATGGCTTCAGGCCAGCGTGAAAAGGCTCGCATTGAACTGAAAAACACCGTGGTGACTGGCTCAAACATGCCGTTTGAAGTACAGCGACCTGGCGTTATCCCCGGCAGCTTTGCTCCGCTGACTGTTCGCAGCCAGATTCCCACCATTGCGGTGGCGAGTAATGCGGTGGGTTCATTGCGTGAGCTGTTGTGGACTAATGACGCGGTTGAAGTTGCGGAAGGCGCAGCTAAGCCTGAGTCTGATATCACGTTTGAAGCTTATAACGTGCAGATTGAGACTGTGGCGCACTGGATCAAGGTGTCAAACCAGCTTCTGGCTGATGCGCCTGCGGTTTCTGCGTACATTGATACACGCCTGCGTGACGGCCTTGAACAGCGCATCGATCGTCAGTTGCTCCTTGGTAACGGCACAACTCCTAACCTGTCTGGCTTTACAGACTCCGGTAACTTTGTTGCCTTCACTCCCACCGCTGGTGCCAACCTGGTTGAGTCTATCAACAAGGCCAAGTACAACCGTTGGGCCTTGGGTGAGGTGGTAGACACCGTCATTGTGAACCCTGCTGATTGGGCCGCAATGGAAGTCCTACGCGAAGGCTCCGGCATAGGCCAGTACCTGTATGGCGCTCCCGGTACTAACGCAGGTGGCCAGCCATTCGGTGTGAACGTGGTGATGTCTCAGTACATGACTGCGGGCAGCTTCCTGATTGGCGCGCTGCGATCTTCTGCCATTATCTACCAGCGTCAAGGTGCGGTGGTTGAGATGGGCTACGCTGGCGATGACTTCACCAAGAACCTGGTGACGATTCGCGCAGAAGAGCGTCTTGGCCTTGGTGTAGACCGTCCTGCGGGCATCATGTTTGGCCTGATTACCCCAGCGTAAGCTGACCTGAACGGGGCCGGGTTCACGCTCGGCCCCATTCTTTTTGGAGCAGCAAATGTATAGAGCAATTAAGACGTTCAACCATGACGAATTAGGCCGAGTCATTAAAGGCCAAGAATTTGAAGCCACTGCCGCACAGTTAGGTGGTGTAAAGGCGTTTGTCGAGAAGCTGCCAGAGGCTGCTGTTGATAAGCCTGAAGTTCAGGAAAAACCCACACTCAAGCGCAGAGTCAAAAAGGCTGATTAGTATGTCAGTGATCGATATATGTGCAGCGATGGAGCATACATACGCTGAGCCAGAGGACACATTTCTGGTTAAGCGGTGCCTGGATGCAGCGGAGGATAGCGCGCAGGACTTTCTCAACCGCAATTTTTACGCCGATGAGACTGCATTAGCTGCTGCTAGGGCCACCGTTCCTGCACTACGGACTGCCGCGAGATCGGCATACGCTGCCGCAATTATCGCTGCCCATGCCATCTCAGACGATGAGCTGCGAGAAGAAGCCGAGTTGGACGCGCAAAGGGCGCTAGATGACGCGCTACTGGTAGTGGCAAAGATTCAGCAGGGCATTGTTATCAAGCCTGCCATTGTCGCCGCCTGCCTGCTGATAACGGGCCACCTGTACGCACATCGTGAGGATGTAGTTGCTGGGGTGTCGGTTGCCGCTTTGCCTAATGGCGCTGAGTCTCTGTTATGGCCTTCTCGCGTAGGGTTGGGCATCTGATGCAGGCCGGTAAGCTACGCCACAGGGTCACATTCCAATCACCCGCCATCACTCAAGACTCGGTGACAGGTGAGGTTGTGGACAACTGGGATACTGTGTGGGAGTCCGTCCCTGCATCTGTTGAGCCATTGTCGATGAAAGACTTGCTAGCTTCTCAGGCTGTGCAGTCTGAACTGACTGCGCGCATTGTTATTCGGTATCGAACTGGAGTGCTGTCCACTATGCGGATATTGCACCGGGGGAATATCTACAACATTGAAGGCCAGCCCATGCCAGACGCCAAAAGTGGGTTGGAATATCTCACTATTGGTGTATCTGCCGGGGTGAATGATGGCTGACGGGGTTAGCTTCAAGCTTGAAGGCGTAGAAGAACTATCAGCCAAACTGAAAGAACTACCTATCGACATTCGCCGCAAGGGTGGGCGTACTGCTTTGCTTAAGGCCGCTCAGGTTGTGCGCGATGAAGCCAAGAAAAACGCTCTCAGCGTTGATGATCCACAGAGTTCAGACAAGATAGCCGACAACATTGTTGAGCGGTGGTCGAGCCGTTACTTCAAGAGCACTGGTGGCGACATGATGTTTCGCGTTGGAGTGATGGGCGGCGCTGGTGGCAAAGCTGAATCCGGGAGCCTTTCAGGTTTACCTGGCGGCGATACTCGCCACTGGAGACAGCTAGAGTTTGGCAATCAAAACCACGCTGCCAAGCCATTCATGCGTAAGGCTCTTGCACAGAATATCAGCAAGGTGACGGCCACGTTTATCACTGAGTACGGCAAGGCTCTGGACAGGGCCATTAAGCGCGCAAGCAAGGGCCGGTAATGTACCCACCAATCTTTGAAATATGCAAAGCCGATAGCGGCGTGACTGCTGTGCTTGGCGCTAGCCCTGTGCGGCTGTACCCGTTTGGCGAGGCCCCGCAGCGAGCGGCTAAGCCCTACGCCGTCTGGCAGACGATCAGCGGTGGCCCAGAGAACTATCTAGGCAACCTGCCAGACATTGACTCCTACAGCCTTCAGGTAGATTCCTATGCGCCCACAGCGTCATCTGCCAGAGCAATTGCCAAGGCAATCCGCGACGCCGTGGAGCTATACGCCCATGTGACGTTCTGGGGCGGCGAATCGCACGACATTGAGACAAAGAATTACCGGGTAAACTTCACCATTGATTGGTGGGTTCCCAGACCCTAGCAACCAAACCCCACTAGCCCGCTTCTGCGGGTTTTTTTATACCTAAAGAAAGAGGAACTACCTATGGCCAAGCTCGCGCAAGGCACTCAAATCTACTTTATTGACCCGACAGACGACACCACGGTGGTCACTGTTGACTGTGCTACCACGTTCACGCCCGGTGGTGCGCCTGCTGACCAGATCGAAACTACCTGCCTTGAGGACTTTGATCGGGAATATCTCCCCGGTTTGCGTACTCCTGGACAGGCATCGATGACGATCAACGCTGACCCGACAAATACCAGTCATCTTTTGATGCATGAGCTGTCGGAGTCGAACCCTTCACCCACGATTAAGTGGGCGGTTGGTTGGTCAGACGGCACTTCGCCGCCGACTGTCACAACGGGTGACTTTGTGCTGCTCGATACGCGCACATGGTTCACGTTTCAAGGTTACATCTCAGACTTCCCGTTTGATTTCGCCATGAACACGGTTGTTACCAGCACGGTGACTATCCAGCGCTCAGGCGGGTCTGTTTGGGAACCCAAGGCATGAGTCTGACGATTGACTCACTCCGTGAGATGGGGGCGTTTACGGGCGCTCCTGTCGAGCGAGAGATCACTTGGAAGCAGAAGGGTAAAGAGCTAACCGCCACGGTTTACGTTCGGTCACTGTCCTACAAGAGCGCGGTGTCTGACATACGCTCTGTGGGTATAGACGGTGATCCCGTTGCAGGGCGTATAGCGGCCTGTATCTGCGATGAGAACGGCAAAGCTGTGTTCACCCCTGCCGATATTACTGGCGATGCAGACCCCGAGAGAGGGCCGCTAGACGGCAATCTGACGGTGGCTCTGCTCACTGTGATTGGTGAGGTAACGGGCATGGGGGAGAACCAGGCGAGCTAAGCGCAGAGGATGAGCTGTGGTGTGAGCTAGTGCTTAATGGCATTGGTGGCCGCACCATTGCAGAAGCGCAGAAGGCGATAGGCTACCGTGAGTATTTGACATGGATTGCCTTCCGCAAGCGGCGCGGGACGCTTCACTCTGGAATGCGGATGGATAATGGATTCGCTTTGCTCGCCACTGTCCATGCCAACACTCACAGCAAAGATAAGAAGTTTACGGTGCGCGACTTTTCGCCGTACTTGGATGAGCCGGAGATTGATATGCAGACTGCAATGGAGACTTGGGTGTAATGGCGTCTAAATCACTCGGCACACTCACGCTCGATTTAGTGGCAAAAACGGGCGGCTTCGTTGCTGGCATGGATGCCGCTGAGCGCAAGTCAGCGAAGTGGCGCAAGCAGGTTAAGAAAGACGCGGAGGTGGTCGGTAAGGCTGTTGGCGTTGCTGCGGTTGCTGCGGGTGCGGCGCTGACTGCTCTGGTTGTCTCGCAGATCAATCAAGCGGATAGCGCGAGAAAGACTGCACAAGCTGTTGGCGTCAGCACTGAGGCGTTAACAGGGTTGACGTTCGCTGCCAGTCAGTCTGGTGTTAGCCAGGAGTCCCTTGCTGCAAGCCTGGGCAAGCTCAACCGCTCCATGCTTGAGGCCGCAACAGGCACTGAGCAGTATGAGCAAGCCTTTGCTGCGCTTGGCGTCTCCGTTATTGGTGCGTCTGGTGATTTGCGTAACAGCGAGGACGTGTTAAAGGACATTGCTGACAAGTTACAAAGCCTACCTGATGGGGCTGAGAAGTCTGCACTGGCGATGGACTTGCTTGGGCGTTCAGGCACAAAGCTGATTCCACTGCTGAACGGTGGCGCTGAAGGCATTGATGCGCTGACCAAACAAGCTGCGGCGCTGGGCCTTGTCATTAGTGATAAGACGGCAATGGAAGCGGAGTTGTTCAACGACTCGCTGGCGGTCATGGGTGCGCTATCTACGGGCCTTGGCCGTCAGATCGCGGCTGACTTGCTGCCAAATCTATCTGCGCTTGCTGACAACATGGCCAGATCGGCCACGGAAGGCGGCGCGCTGGCTGAAGTGTCAGGCAAGATCAGCAACGGTTTGCGCTGGATTGCCGCCTCTGCTGTGGGTGTTGTTGCTACCTTTGATCTGCTGGGCAAGTCTATCGGCGGGTTCGCCGCGACTATTGCCCCCATTTTTGACGGTGTGGGTTCCAGCCTGTTCACCTCTACCCCTGTCGGCGCTTTAGCTCAGATCGCACAGAACGTTTATAAGGGTACGGGTGACGTTCAGGCCGCATTTGATGTGGCGACCGCTGATGTTCAGGCGTCTGCGCTAGAATGGGCTGATCTGCTTGAAACCATCCTAAACCCTGACATAGACGCAAGTGAATCAGCCGCTGCTGTTAAGAGCCTGTCTGGGTTGCTAGAAGGTTTGCGCGGAGAAACAACAGCCACCAAGACGGAAGCCGAGAAGCTAGCCGATGCGGTCACGGCGCAGATTAAAGAGCTGCAATTCCAAGCGGAAGTGGTCGGTATGTCTGCCGATGCGGTCAGGCTGTACAAGCTGGAGACGGACGGTGCCACGGCTTCACAGTTGGCCGCAGCGCAGGCCGCACTAATGACCGTTTCTGCCTATGAGGCGCAAGCGGAAGCTGCCAAGAAAGCCGCAGAAGAGCAAGACAGCATCAATCAGCAGATGGCCTCAATCATTGACGGCTTGGCGACAGAAGAGGAACTGGTACGCCAGTCCTATGATCGTAGACGCCAGATTATCCTTGATAACACGCTTGTTACCGGCGAAGCGCAGCAGCAACTGCTTACCCGGCTGACAGAGCAGACGAACGAAAAGTTAGACGAATTGAACATGGGTTACTGGGAAAAATATCTCTCAGCCCTTGAAGAAAACTTTGCCAACATGGACACGCTAACCGCTGACATGCTGGAAAATGTCACGGGTAAATTCGGTGATGCCTTTGAGGCTATGGTGTTTGACGCAGAAAGCCTTGAGGACGCGGTTTATAAGCTAGCTGACGGTATGCTCCGCTCAGTAGTTAATGCGCTAGGGCAGATGGCAGGACAGTGGATAGCATACCAAGCCGTGCAGTTAGCCTTGGGTCAGTCCAGTCAGGCGGCAACCACTGCGGCTTCCGCAGCGTCTGGGACGGCAATTGCTGCGGCCTATGCTCCCGCTGCGGCTATGGCGTCTCTCGCTTCATTCGGTGCTAACGCAGCACCGGCAATGGCGGGTATTACGGCTACTAGCGCGCTCGCCAAAGGCATGTCACTTGTGGGTATGGCTCACGAAGGTATGGATTCAATCCCAAAAACAGGAACCTGGTTGTTAGAGAAGGGCGAGAGAGTCACCACCGCAGACACTTCTGCCAAGCTGGATAAAACGCTTTCATCTGTACAGCAGGGTATGGGCGGAGGTACAGGCAACGTCCGTATCGTCAACGCATGGGATACATCCATGATTGGTGAGTACATGGGTTCCGGTGCTGGTGAAGAAGTCATCATGAACGCTGTACGGCGTAATCAGCGCACCATTCGGAGCATTGCACGATAATGGATCTGTGGCCGTTTAAGCCAAAATCTGAAGTGATCGAGTCGCTAGAGTGGTTGACTGATTTATTTCGCGCAAAGGCCGGTGAGCAGCGCACAGCGATTAGGATAAACCCGCGCCGAAGCTTTAACCTGTCTCACGTCCTTAATGACTACGAATATGCGTCAGCCATTGCCTTGATGCGCGCAAATCAGGGTGACGGGTTCTATGTCCCTGAGTGGCCCGCGTCTACCAACGTGGGTTCTGTGTCTGGCACAGTGGCCGTTCCTGACGGGTTCCCAGATAAAGCTGTCGTATGGCAGTCTAACGCCAAGTATGAATTGGCTGATGTTGTTCGTGATCCCGGTGGCGATACTGTGGTGTTGGTGGGTTCCTATTCCAATGCTCGCTTAATTCCTGCACATATCGGCTACTGCCCAGATGGGCTAGAGAATGACAGGGGCGCGGCTGGTATTAACCAGTGCTCTCTGACATTCATTGTCTATGATACCCAAGACTTAGGATCGACAGTCTATACGCAGTACAGGGATCATGACGTTGTAGAGACGTGCCCGGTAATTGGGGCGGGTTCGTTCTCCGAGTCTGTCACATGGCCGTTATCGGCGTTTGATAACCAAGTCTCGATTGCCGAATATATCCGCGAGCGATCCACTCCTGACATGAAGTTTGATATGCGGTGGCATGAATTCACCGCTGAAGGTATTGCCGAGTTGGTGGCATGGCTGTACTCACTCAGGGGCAGGCAAAAAGCCTTTTGGCTATCGAGTCGCGGCAAAGACTTGGAGCCTGTTGGTTCTGTGTCAGGCGCTACGTTGACAGTTTACGCACGCCCAGGCTTAGCTGCGCTGACGAACGTAGACTTGGATATTGATGGCGAGTATCGGCAGGTGACTAACATCGTTGCAGGCACTCCGGTAGGCGGCAGAGATACACTGAACCTGACCATATCCACGCTCACGAATCCAACCATAAAGCGGATTAGCTTCTTACGCTGCGCCAGGTTTGACTCTGACAGAATCGAGCTACTGCACCGCGCGGCTGAAGGTACGGCTGTTCGCGTTCCTTGCATTGAGATCGCCCCATGACGTACACGGCAAAGGATCAATCCACGCAAGACGGTGAGCCAGAACTGCGGTTCCTGTTTGTGCAGGGCGCTGCTGAATACCGCTACACCAACCGCCCGTACATCGTAGTTGGTGATGACACATGGCTGCCATCTTCGATTGATAACACTGAAGTCAACCAGTCTAACGAACTGGCGAAAGACCCGGTAAAGATCACCCTGCCAAGGGACAACCCACTAGCCCAGTCATTTCTTGCTGGATCACCTGAAGAAATAACCACTGTGACCATGTTCAGGTTGCACGAAGGCACTGACCCAGTGGCGTACTGGAAGGGCAGGGTTGCCGGATCTTCTATCAGCGGCGATGCGGTCACGCTCAACTGTGAGAATATCTTCACTTCCATGCGCCGGTCTGGATTGAGAGCGCGGTATCAGCGAGCGTGCAGGCACGCACTGTACAGCGTGGCGTGCGGGGTGGATATTGCCGCCAACGCTGAGTCAGATTCGGCAACTGCTGCGTCAGGCTACACGGTAACGATTGGCACAGCTTACACAGACGGTTTGTTCACTGGGGGCATCCTTGATGATGGATTTGGTAAGCGGTACATAACCAATCAGACAGGTAACACTCTGACGCTAATGAGTCCATCTCGCTATATACTCAGCGAAGTTGGAGGAGGGTCAGTCCCAATAACGCTATACCCAGGCTGCAATCACACAATGACAGACTGTGCTGATAAGTTTTCCAACATTAACAACTACGGCGGGTTCCCTTACATCCCGACCAAAAATCCATTTGCTAACGAAATCACAGGGAGCGTTGCCTGATGTGGATGTTTTTTGCCGGTATCGCTCTGGCTTTGGTTGCTGTTTACGCGCTTGCACCAAAGCCGCCAACCACGCCACCGGCTGGATTAAATGAAATCAAAGCCCCCACAGCTACCGAGGGGCGCGAGATCCCAGTCTTGTTTGGTTGCCGAGAAATCATTAGCGCAAACGTAGTTTGGTATGGCGACTTAAAAACAACCCCAATCAAAAGCAGTGGTGGCAAGAAGTGATGATCACCATGAAAGACGTTCGGGCTGCTGGGATGTGCAGCCGAGGGGCGCGGGCATTTTTCATTCGCCATAAACTGGACTGGGTTGCTTTCGTGCAATCGGGTTTACCGGAAGATGTGATTGAAGCCACTGGAGATGCAATGGCTATTCGGGTTGTGGAGGTAGCGCGTGAGCGGAGGGGGTAAAGGTGGAGATGTAACCATTGGCTACAAATATAACCTTGGAATGCACATGGCGCTATGTCATGGGCCGATTGATAACGTCAACCAGATACGAGTTGATGGGCGCATTGCGTGGGAGGGCTTGGACACTGGCGGGAGGATTGATGTTGATGCCGGTGAGCTATTCGGCGGGGACAAGCGTGAGGGCGGTGTTTCTGGCCCTGTAGACATGGAATTTGGCGAGCCAGCGCAATTACCTAACGATTACCTGACATCGGTTTTGCCGGGTACAAACACCGCTTATCGCGGCGTGACATGTGCTGTTTTGCGTCAATGCTACATGGGAAATAATCCTTACCTGAAGGGGTGGTCATTCCGCGCACAGCGAATTTCAGTCACTGAATACGGCGTGCTTCAGTGGTATGGAGAAAAAGCAGAAATATCTAGGGGCATTGGCTGCGTATACGATTGCAGCTCGTTGCGTGACACCATCCTGGCGATTGGTGGATGGCCGCTAGATGACCCGCAGCGTGGAACACCACCACTGAATCCCTACCAAGAAACCGCCATATATACGCTTACGGCTCCAGGCTCTGGAGAGACCGACTGGGCAAGTGGTATCAACAGGGAGTGGGAGCCAACAGCGGACTTTTGTGAAGAAGACGATGATACAGGCAAGAGATGGTATGCGAGGTATACCCCACCCGACCACTTCACGATAGGAATGACGACTGTTGAGCAGATGCAGACAACCTATACGCATGTGCTGAAGGCACCATCCAGCGCGTCAATCATAGATTTTCAGTACTCAATTGGAACGGGGCTTTCTAACCAGAGATTGTCTCCTCGATTATCTGTCACGATTTCAGGCGGCACAGCGTCATTTCAAAGCGCCTTTGTCACAGGCAACCCCTCTGTATCTGGCCCTACAGGTATTACTTGTGGCGACCTGCATGTGATCACAGTGCGGCTTCACCTAGAAGATTGGCTATATGATCGAGAGGGCACTGGTGGATATAGCATTTATACGCAAAGACTTGTTTGGACAATATGGGTTGACGATCAGCCGCAGCTTACACTTACGCATGATTCTGGTGAGCGCGTCAGTATCGGCGCACCTGTTTACAGGCCGCTTGATGTGGCTAGGGTTTACAGGGATAGCGATGCTTACCTTGGAGGCTATGCCATAGGGGTAGAGCATGAAACGGTTTATTTAGCCCTGCTTGAAAACTGCGCTGACTCAACTTCATGCAAGACTGACTGCGAGGACATGAACCCCGCTCACATTATCCGAGAGTGCCTTACTCAATCTTGGGGGCTTGGTTACACATCAGCAGATATTGACGGCACTTCATTTGAGTACGCCGCAGATATGCTTTTCGATGAAAGCATGGGCATGTCTATTTTGTGGGACAGAGAAATACCGATAGAGGATTTTATAGCGGAGATACTACGCCACATTGATGGTGTGGTGTATGTCTCCAGATCTACTGGAAAGTTTGTTTTGAAGTTAATCCGCAGCGACTACGAGGAAGCAGAGTTAGTTGTTATTGATGAAACGAACGCAAGAATGGCTAGCGATGCGCGCCGCCCGGTTATAGGCGAGATGACCACTTCTGTCACTGTCAGCTTTACTGATTTCGAGCAAGATGAAGAGGATGGCAGCGTTACCGTTCACAACGAGGCACTGATACAGCTTCAAGGCGCTGTGAGTAATGCCAAGGTTGACTACCCTGGCTTTATGCTGAGGTCTTTAGCTTCACGTATTGCGCTTCGTGATCTCAAGTCATTGTCAACGCCATTACTGTCTTGCGATGTGGATGCCGGAAGGGTGGCCGCAGATCTGAATATTGGCGATCCGTTTAAGCTTGATTTTCCCGAGCAAGGGATATCCAGTGTAGTGATGAGAGTGGAATCAATGTCTGTTGGTGATGGGCGGGATAACACTGTCAGAATATCTTGCCTTGAGGACGCCTTCAGCGTTCCAGACTTTGCGGCCATTGGTGATATTGGGCCTGGTTGGATTGATCCAGTTAAGACTTCTCCGCTGAAGTCAGAGCCACGGCTTATTGTTGAGTCACCATATTATGAGCTGGTGAGAAGGGTAGGTGACAGAGAAGCTGGCTTGATTCTTGACGACGATCCTGATGCTGGGTTTTTATTCGCTAACGGTGGACGTCAGGGCAATGAGTTAAACGCCGACTTGATGGTTGATTCTGGCACGGGGTATGTTGACTCGGGTGTGTTGGATTTTGCGCCACACGCCTACTTGTCAGCTGATGCGTGGTATTCAGACGGCAATCTGTACTATTCGGATGGCAAAGATTTGGATCAGGTTAGCGCTGGTGATCTGGCTCAGATTGGAGCCGAGGTTGTACGCTTTGACAGCTTCGGCTCTGACGTTGATGGTGACTTTATCGCAGTTGGGCGTGGCGTTCTGGATACGGTGCCGGCTGAGCACATCTACGATGTGGCGCAGCTTATCCCCATAGTGTTCTTCTCGCCTGCAACGGACAACGCGCAATATACAGCATCAGACTCTATCGATGTTAAGTTGCTCACCGCTCTTGGCAGTCAAAGGCTAACCATTGCACCGTCTGATGAAGTGGTGTTTGACTCCCGCGCTATTCGCCCATATCCCCCCGGCAATCTAACTGTGGATGCAGAGAGCTACCCGGTTGCCAAGGTATGGGATGGGACTCACACCTTAGCATGGGCTCATAGGGACAGGTTGCAGCAAACTTCAGGGGCTATATTCGATTACTCAGATGGAAATATTGGGCCTGAAGCTGGTACGACTTACACTGTTACTGTGGACGCAATATTAGATACCGGCGTCATATCGGCAGACTTTATTGATATAGACGCTGGCGCGGTGACGACTCTGGATATTGATAGTGCTGTGGACGGCACGCCACCTGTTGATGCGGAATTCATACGATTCAAAGTTACGGCCAATCGTGGCGGGTACGATTCATGGCAGGCTGCGATGATTGTTGTATCTGTATGAAAACACTAATCCGCGCCTACCTGCCCCACCTGATCGCCCTGGCGCTCGCTGCCCTAGTCATTCTCGCAGGCTGGCAGTATGTGACGAGTCTCGGCTACAAAGCCCAAGCCAGCGCGCTCAAAGCCCAGCTAGCAACGGTGCAGGGTGATCTATCGGTATGCAAATCTAACTCAGCGTCAAGACTGGCCCAAATCGAAGCCCAGAGCAACGCTGTTGACGAAGCAAGGCGCTTGGGTGAGCTAAGGCGGGAAGCCGCTGTGAAGGCCCGTAATGACGCCTTAAAGGCACTGGGAGAGACACAGGCACGTTACGCTAGGCTTCAGCGCGATTGGCCGCAGGACTGCGTTAGCGCCGTCGCCCGGGTGCGGCAGGAGTACGGTTTATGAAGTGGCTAATTATTCCGCTTGTACTGCTCACCGGCTGCACCCGCACCCTGTACGTTGATCGGCCCATTGAGCACCGCGTAGAAGTCTCTCGCCCATGCCTTGAGTCCAGCGACATACCAGCCCAGCCAGCCTATGCCCTTGCACAGCTACAGCAGGGTGTGAGTGACGGCGATATAGTCCTAGCCATGCGACAAGAGATTGCCGAGCGAACGGACTATACCGGGGTGCTGGTGGGCCTGCTTGGCGCTTGCACTCAGCGTTAAGAGGCTTTGGCTTTTGCCTCAAGCCAATCGTCGATGTCAGCTTTCCGCCAGCCAACACAGCGCGCAGAAAAACGGATTTTCCGGGGGAAGGTTGGGTCAGTTTCGTGCATGACGTGCAGCTTGGTGCGGCCTATTCCAATATATGCACAGGCATCTTTTGGTCGCATGATTGCCGGGGTGATCGCGCTCATTGTTGGTGCCTCTTTCAAGTTGTTGTGTGCCAATAATACCAATAGCGTTCGTTGTTGTTAGAAACCTAATACGAATATTAAGTTTCGGGTTGTACCACGATTTGTGCCAGTGCTCGGGTTTCGCAGGGTAGTCAGTGCTAGATATTGGCTAGACAGCTTTTCAGGCCCACCCAAGTTATTGATAATAAAAGCCTACTAGGATCGCCGCTCCAATCCATCATGGGGGCAAGTATCGCCTTCATCCAAGCCCATCATCACTCGCCTCCCGCGCTGGTGGCGCTGTCGGGGGCTGCTGGTAGCGGCATCCAGTGGGTATACGGAGCAACGGCAGACGGCCCCGTAACCGACACGTCATCTCCGCACATTCTGTAACCGCCTAACTCCATGAAGTGCTGGTAGTTGTCCTCGTGCCCGACCCAGACTCCATCTTCAATGAAGTCAAAATCAGTCCCGCCTTCTTCGCCGAGGGGGTGAACCAGAACGAGGTCATTGTCGGCTGGCAGTCTATCTTTCACGGAAACCCACCCAGCCGCCGCAAGCTGGGCCTCAAGCTCTGATATGCGGTGCTCCATTACAAGCATGGAGTCGTCCTTTGCGGCATCCTGCTCCAGAAGCTCTGCTATGCGCTCACGCAGTGCGTCAATTTCACCGTCCAGCACATTCAGGTTCTCCCACCGGTCGCTGAGCGAAGCCTCAAGCTCGGCTATGCGATCTGCGGCGTCCAGTAAAATTCTACTACCATTCGCGTACTGCGCGCTGATTGGGTGCGCTTCCCGCAACCTATTCACTATATCGTCCATCACTCTCTCCTGTTGGGTGGCGCTGTTGGGAGCTGCGGGTAGCAGCATCCATCGGTAAGGCGCACCATGTACCATGACGCAGCTCATATCGCCCCAGTTGTCGATTAGCTCGTACCACCCTTCTGGCCACCAGTGCCGATCGGTTACTTTGTCATAAACGGCATCCCCGTCGTATGGCTGATCGTCTACGTCACGGGTTGCCTCCGGTACGAATTCCGCTCGAATAGTGAGCCAAAAACCATATTCTGTTTTGTAGTGGAGCAGCACAGCTTTTTGGGGCGGTGCAGTCTCAATCGGCTGCCAGTCTTCGCGCTGGGCATTCAGCCCGTCAATTCGCCGCAGCGCAGCGTCAAGCTCGTTCTGGAGCCATGCTCGCTGGCCTTCTTTGTCTGCAAGCTCGGCCTCAAGCCGCTGTGCATACGCAGAAAGCCACTCGCAGTCGCATGCTTCAACCTGGGCTTCCAGCTGGGCCTCAAGCTCTGCTACTACTGCATCAACAATCTCGGCATCGTAGGCCATGACGAACCCCTGTTCAGGCTCGAACAGGTTTGGGCTGTTATCGTTGTTATGCCTGAATTGTCGAATTGCAGGCCATAGCTTTTCATTTGTCATCACTCTATCCTGTTAGGTGGCGGGGCAGGTGCTGATCTCCTGCATGTCATTAACACTGGTTTCAGGCAACCCATATGGGCCAGTCACCTCGTAGAGGGTCACACCTTCGAGCCAAAGCCCTATCCAGTAAGTCCAGCGCGTATCAGCCTACGCATTCCCGCCATAAACTTTAGGTAGCGCACAAGGCACGGCTTTGTCGGTATCCTCACCCTGCGCGCTGTAAATCAAACCACAGAGCCTTTGCAGTAAGGGGCGAACGGGATGTCATCGTCCACAAGCCCACCGCCTGCTGGCATTTCCTGAGTGCGCTGCTGGCTTTGCTGCTGCCCACCTTGCTGATTCTGGTCGCGGTCAAACACGGAACACATAACAGCCTTGCCTGTGCGCGCCTTCTCGTTGCCCGCCTTCTTTTGCTCAACTGCCAGCATGTCTGCCAGCATGTTCTGTTTTTGCAGCACGCCAGACAGGTTGATAGTCGGGTCAAGCAGGATGTACTCGCCGTTATCATTGGACATAAGTACGCCAACCTTCGTCCACTCTGATTTCTTCTCGCCTTCCCGGTTTGTGTATTCGCCGGTCTTTGCCACTATGTCTTTGCTCATGCTGCTATCTCCGAAAGATCCATTTCTAAAATCCACTGCCGTACAGTTTGCGCGCTGACACCGTAGTGCTCACAAAGGGTGGCGACTATCTGCCGTGTAGTGGGCGGGAATGGTGGTGCCTTGGTTCTTGTCTGCGCCGACTGGACGATGGCGGCGGCCTGCTTTGGCTGCTCCGCTTCCACAGTCTCCCGCTGCGCCGAAACCTTGTGCGCGGCTGCTTCAGCCTTGGCCTTTTCCTCAACACGAATTCGATCGCGCTCCGCTTCCAGCCTGGCTTCCTCTGCCGCCTTGTGCGCGCTGATACGGCTGCTGATAGTCAGTTGCAGGTGATCGTTCTCTGCCATGACAAGCTGTTGGGAATCAGCAAACAGCGACTCATAACCAGCGGCATCGGCGCGGAGTGTTTCAAGGTTCAGCCGGATACGATCTGCAACCTCATTGAAAGCAATCTTGGCGCGTGCCAGCTCGGTATCAACGGCATCATGCAGGCTGCTAATCGTGCGCTTGTTCTTCATCGCACCGGCAAAGTCTGCCTTTACCATGCCTTCAGGGACGCGCACCTTGCCCAGTGACGTGTTGATCTGCTGGGCGTGAGCATCAAACAACCCTTTAGCTTTGGCGAGGATTTCAACGCGGATTGATTCTTTACGGGCCTTAACCATCTTGTCCAGCTCAAGGCGCTTGGCTCTGGCTTGCGCTTTGATTTCGTCAATGGCGCGGAACAGATCGTCAATGCTCGCTGTCTGCGCCAATGCCTGCTCTTTGGCTAGATCAAGTTTGTCCTCTACTGACTGGCACCACTTAACCGTTTTGTCGGCATCGGCAAAGTCTTGATCTGTTTGCAGGTTAGTGCTGATACCGTCAAACACTGCAAGGGCGTGTGTCTTGAATGCCGCCAGGTTGGACGCAGTGACTTCGCCGCGCACTTGTATCTGCAATGATGGAAGCGAATCAGGCGCAACACCAGAGGCTTGGGGAGCGTGTTCAACGTGCTCGTAGTTTGCCAAGTCCTTATCAAACTGACGCCAGCCTGCAATCAACTGCGCCCTACGTTCTGGCTGTGACTCATACCAGCAATGCGTTTCTTTCTCGCCGGCCGACACCATAAAAAGCACTTTCTCTGCGCCAGACACAAGCAACTGGTGCTCAAGTTGGGGCCAGTGGCTATCGGGCAAATCGGCGGCATCAACCAGTTTAGCCAGGCTGTCGCTCCAAAGTTTGTGCTCCCATAGAATTTCACCCAGCATGGTTGCCCCGTCAAAGGAAGCCAGAAGCCAGCCTTCATCATCAACGCCAGTACAGGGAAACAGATCCTCCCCAATGATTTCCTCTGCCGCTGGACGCGCCGCCGCCTCGGCAGCATGGCCCTTATCAAAAAGATACTGCTTTGCGGAATCAACATCCTCAACAATGCCGAGCGCCTTTTGCTTGAGCAGATCATTTCGGCTCATGTAGGGGCTAAACCCAAGCATGGCGGCGGCTTCGCTTGCCGTGTGGTATTTAGCGCGAGCGTCAAGCCACTCTTGGCTTCCCTGTACAACATTCAGTGTTTTCATTCGGCGTCCCCTTCAATCGGCGCGCAGTTATTGATAGCAGTTTTTTGGGCGTCAGTAAGAGGAGCGCGTGACTCCGCCCTGACAATCACCTCGGCTGGGGCGATCTTTCCTTGCTCAATGCCTGCCCGCCATTTCGGCAAGTTGGCTTTGAACATTTCTTCTTCGTAGAACTCGGGTTCAGCAGTTGATTGCGCGGCAACCTCGCGCTCCACCGGCATATCCTCAGCTTCCTCCCTAATCACAAGCCCAGCAAGCGCGTCTGCGAACTGACTGCGAACAGCGAAGCCTCTGGCGCGCATCTGTAGCATCCGTTTCGGGTACTGAGTCCACGGCCCGGCTTTCCCCCACAGCTTTGCAGTAGCCGCATCAGCTTGGCTGAACGTCTGCGTGTGCTTTTCGCCGTCCTTACGCCATACAGTGCAGGTAGCAACATTACCGGACTCGTTGAATGTCTCATTAATGCCGCCGAACGCGGGATGGTTCTGCACCAGCGCCAGCAGCGCATCACCGTAGATGGACGGACGCCCGTTGATTACCGCAATGTTCTGCAATGCCTGGATGGGGTTAAGCCCAATCTCGCTGCCCATCATCATTGCCACCAAGGTGTCCTCTGGCTTGCCCTTGTAGCAGGTTGGCACCATGCCGCTGCGTGACAGCATAGCGGCCATATCCATCGCTTCTTTCATGTTCTGAGGCTGGAGTGCAAACCCCCCGCCTTGCTTGAGTGCTATTTGATTTGTCATCGTGCGTCCCTCGCCTTACTAAAACCGTCACCCATCACCCTGGCCTGCTCTTGATCCGCAAATGCTCGCAAGTCGGCCTGCCTGTCATACACGTTCAATCGTGGTTCTTCGTGGCCCAGCGCCGCTTTCATAGCTTCTTCTGCGGCCTGAACATCGTTAAGCCCAAAGCGTTCGATCTTCACGTTCTTAAACTTCGCGTATCCAAGCCCGTCAATCTGGCCGCAGCCGTCACCGCATTCTCTGAAGTCGATAGCCTTCAAAGGCACTTCCAGTGTTATCGTTACCCATTGCTCTTTCATCACAGTCTCCTATTGGCCGTCTGGTAATCGAACTCAGCCCGATCCAGCGAGTTGTAGTAGCTGTCGCTGGCCTTGGAATCTTCCGCGTCACGCTTCAGCTCTTTCTCAATTTGCCAGCGCAGGCTGTCAATCTGTCCGTCTGTTAGCTCATGAGTGCAGTCGATGCCGTTCTTTGCTACGCCGTGGATAATCACGCCGAACTTTTCTAAATCCCATGAGACTTGGTGTGTGCTCTCTACGTCCAATTCAGATATGTTCACAGCGCACCCCCAAGCCAGAAGTAGACAGTGATACCGCCCCAGGCGAATCCGATAGCGCAGACTGCAAAGCCTTTCCAGAACTCCACAGCGGGGCTTTGGTACGCTGGGCGGCGATCAGGGAACATGTACTTAACGTCATTCATGCGAATATCCCCACTAAGCTAATGAGCAGTGCCAGCCCGAAGGCCACGCCGATGATTATGTTTGCTAGTGAAATCATGTTTTTTCTCCCGGCCCGTTGTTGTGGGCATGTAAGTAGATTAGACCTGCAAGCAAACAGTGTCAAGCCGTAGAATGATAAATAAAAATAGTTATTTAAACGTGTAGCATAATGATACATGTACATAGAAGCGCATAGACACTGGCAAATAGTTTGCAAAAGGCGTTGACGGCAGCTATTATATTGATAATGATGCGGTATCACTTAAAGGATAAACATATGTTAGATCGAGTAAGACGGATGCTAAACGAGCGCAAGGGGCAGTGGCGATTGATAGCCAAGCAATGCGATGTTAGCTATTCATGGCTGACCAAGCTTGCCCAGGGCGTAAACCAGAATCCGACCATCAATAAGCTTGAGCGTCTGGATTCATACTTACGGGACACAGCGATATGAGCCAAAAAGACAGAATACTCGCACACCTCAAGGCAGGCCGATCTATCACGCCAATCATGGCGCTGACTAAGTTTGGATGCTTTAGGCTTGCGGCGCGGATAGATGAAATACGACACCAAGGCTTTGATGTGGTTACTTCAATGGTGGCCGATGGTGATCGCAGGTATGCCAAGTACAAGCTGATTAGTGGAGCAAAGCCTAATGCGTAGACAAAAAAAAGCCCCTTCCGTTGCCGGTTGGGGCTTGCCTCTGGGCGAGGGCTTTAGTAGTCTTGCTGTGCGAGCAACAAGAACAGGAAGTATATTAGCGAAAGCTAACACCATCCGCAACCCTCCTGTTCTTATTGCCGCCCAGTCGGGCCTGGCGAAATCGTGCTGTCTCATTGTGCAGCCGCCCTCGAAAGCAAGTAACTGCAATCCGACCTTTAAGGGACGGGATAAACAGCGTAATTGTGACCTAAGTGTTAGGGTGAGGTTTTGGCAGCCTGAATATAACTGTTTGCTGATTACTGGATTGCACGGGACATTGGATAAAGCCAGTAGGCTGACAGGGGTCACAAACAGTCCCTATATGTCACCTATTGTCTGAATAAAGGGGATTTATGGCAGAGCTAAAGCTAGTCCAGCAGCAAATAATAGGACTGAACCAAGACGCTGTAGACGAATGGTCAGAGTACAGGCAGGAAAAGAAAAAGCCGCTATCTGCTCTGGCTATGAAGAAGGTAATTAAGTTTTTACTAAAGTACGATGAAGGGCATCAGCAGGCGCTAGTCGATGCGGCAATCATGAACGACTGGCAAGGCTTGCATGATATAGAGATAAAAAAGCAAACTAGCAGGGAATCCACTCTGCACGATGATCTAAACGATACTTCATGGGCGAGGTAGTTATGCGAACAAATCACGAAAGAGGCGAGGCTAGATACAACGCGAGACTGACCACAGAAAAGGTTATTGAGATCCGCGAGAACAGGTATGGGTGGTCAGCTAAGCGCCAGGCAGAGCACTACGGCGTACATCACAACACTATCCACAGGGTTAGGCACTTTGAAGCATGGAGCCATGTATGAGTGCGTATCAAAAATTCCTACGAGATAAGCAGTTCATGACTCAAACAAGCGGCTTTGATGCTGATTTATCTGAGTACCCTTTGTTCGATTACCAGATAGATATAGTCCGATGGTCCTGCCATCGAGGGAAGGCGGCTGTTTTTGCTGACACGGGCATGGGTAAAACGATCATGCAGCTTGCATGGGCCGACCAGGTTGCAAGGCATACCGGTAACCCTGTATTGATCTTGGCCCCACTGGCCGTATCAGACCAGACGATTGCAGAGGGCGCAAAGTTTGGCATCCATGTTGATAGATACCGTTTTGCTGACGTTTTTGGTCCTCATATTTATGTGACCAATTACGAGCAGCTGCACAACGTCAATGCAGACCAGTTCGATGGTGTTGTGTTGGACGAGTCCAGCATTTTGAAGGGAATGCAGGGCAAGGTTCGCAAGCAAGTCACAAGCATGTTTTCGGCTACGCCATACCGGCTTAGCTGCACGGCCACACCTTCTCCCAATGATTTCATGGAGCTTGGCACTCAGTCCGAGTTCTTGGGGATTATGTCTCAGGTTGAAATGCTGGCGATGTTTTTCATCCATGACGGTAGCGACACAAGCAAATGGAGATTGAAGGGCCACGGCAGGCGCAAGTTCTTCGAGTGGCTGGCGACTTGGGCGGTATTCATCAGCAAGCCTTCTGACCTTGGGTATTCCGATGATGGGCATGAATTGCCGGAGCTGATATTTCACGAGCACGTCATTGATTCAGGTATCACAGAAGGATTATTCGCGCCGGTTGCGACTGGGCTGCTAGACAGGAACCGAGCAAGAAAAGACACGGTTGATGCGCGTGTTGAGCAGGCTTCGATAATCGCCAATGGGATCAATGGGCAGGTTCTTGTCTGGTGTCACCTGAACAACGAAAGCGAGAAATTATCAGATGCGATTGATGGGGCTGTAGAGGTGACAGGTTCCGACCCCGCTGCACACAAGTCGGCAACCATGCTGGGCTTTGCGAGTGGTGATGTTCCGGTTCTTGTGAGCAAGCCAAAAATCGCAGGGTTTGGCATGAACTGGCAGAACTGCAATCACGTTGTCTTTGTTGGCCTTTCCGACTCATGGGAGCAGTTCTATCAAGCGGTGCGTAGATGTTGGCGCTACGGGCAAACCAAGCCCGTACATGTTCACATTGTTAGCGCCGATGTTGAGGGTGGAGTGCTTGCGAACATTAAACGCAAAGAGTCGCAGCATAAAGAATTGAAGAAAGAAATGATCGCCATTATGCGCGACAAGACGCTGGCCCAGCTTGGCAGGGCACAACAAGAAAAAACCCAATACCAGCCAGAATTGAGCATGGAGATACCATCATGGATTCAGTAATCGACCAAGTCATCACCAACAACTACGCGATTTATAACGGAGACTCGGTTGAAGTTGTCGCAGGGCTTCCTGATAACAGCGTGGACTTCCAGATATATAGCCCACCATTCGCCAGCCTGTATACCTACAGCAACAGCGACAGGGACATGGGGAATGTCAAAGACGATAAAGAGTTCTTCGAGCATTTCAGGTTCTTGGTGGCAGATCTGTATCGCAGCTTGAAGCCAGGGCGACTCATGGCTGTTCACTGTATGAATCTGCCGACAAGTAAACAGAATGACGGGTTTATCGGCATTAAAGATTTCAGGGGCGATTTAATCCGATCATTTCAGGACGCCGGTTTTATCTATCACTCAGAAGTCTGCATATGGAAAGACCCAGTGATCGCCATGCAGCGCACAAAAGCGCTCGGGTTGCTTCATAAGCAAGTGAAAAAAGACTCAACCATGAGCCGCCAGGGTATACCTGATTATTTGGTGGTGATGCGTAAGCCTGGGGATAATGAGAATCCCGTATCTGGCGAGTTCACGCATTACGTTGGCGACAACCCACCTATGGGGTTTAAAGGCCACCAATACAGCGATGGCCGGTGGTATTTCGTTCCCGGCGCTCAGGGAACAAGCATTGACGTTTGGCAGCAATACGCAAGCCCTATATGGGACGATATAAACCAGACCAACACCCTGAATTTTCGAGAAGGCAGGGACAGCGATGATGAGCGCCACATTTGCCCGTTACAGCTTGACGTTATAGAGCGCGCCATGCAGCTCTGGACAAAGAAAGGCGATACAGTTCTGACGCCTTTCCTTGGAATAGGCAGCGAGGCTTACATGGCTGTAAAGATGGGGAGGAAGGCTATCGGTTGTGAGTTAAAGGCATCGTACTTTGACCTTGCCCGCAGAAACATGCTGAGCGCAGAGGAATCCCAATATGACATTTTTGGCGGTGCAGCATGACTGATCTGCGCGGGGTATTCACCAAGCGCCGGTCTGCGGCCGATGTGGGGGTGGCAGCATGAGCAAAAAAATACGCCAAGCTGTGCTGTCATCGCGCTACTACAATAGCGGCGACCCCTTCAAGGCATCTGACATCCACAACGGGCTGAAAATTAACGGCAAAACACTCGCGCTCAACTCGATTAAAAAAGAAATCTCCGAGATGAAGACTGACGGCTATGTGGAGCTGATACCCCGCGAGTCACACGATGAGAGTGCCCGCTATGTGCGCAAGCACCGGCCCGAGGAAGTGTCGGTTAGCCACTCATGGCGCACGCGATGGGATATACCCGGCTGCTCTCCGGTGTGGTGCTGATATGCGGAAACTCATCTACAGAGACGACATTGCATTGGCTATGGAGTTGAGAGTTTGGGGCGCGGAGTGGAAGCAAATCGGCAGGGGCTTGGGGTATCACCATGAGTCAATCCGCAGGGCTGTTCAGCGCGCAGAGCGTTGCGGATACGCCGCCACGACAGTACGCGGCACAGATCAAGGCGCTATCGACACTGAAGGCGAGGCGGGAGGCGTTGGAGAGAGTCCCGTCGCATTTGCGTGGGCTGGTAGAGACATACTTGCGGCTTGCTTGGGAGCGCAGGCGTGACTAAGTGGGACTTGAGCAACGAGACAATGGTGGAGCGCTTTCTGGCGCATGTGGGTACTTTGCGGCTATCGGGCAAGCGAGCCGTGGTTGAGTTCGTGCCGGAGTCTCGCAGTCTGGATCAGAACCAAATGATTCACGCGGTGTACAAGCAAGTGGCCAGCCAGAAAGCAGACGAATCGTTTAACGACATTCGGTGCCACTGCAAGCTCCACCACGGTGTGCCGATCAAGCGCCGGGATGACGAAACCTTTTTGTATGTCTATGACACCGCAATCAAGCACCTGCCCTATGAGTTCAAGCTGAAATTTATTGATGCCTACCCAGTGACCAGCGACATGAGCAAGAAGCAGGCAAGCGAATACATTGACGAGATTATCAGGGAATACAGCCAGCAAGGTCTGTGCCTGATACACCCAAGCGAGGCGCAATCATGGGCCGCATAAACGTAGTGCCAGACACCAGCCCAGCGCCAAGCATAAGCGAGCGCAAGGCTAAGGACAGGGCAGACATTGAGCGCCAGACTGCTGAGTATCTGTCAAGCGGCAAGCACGTTCAGCTAGTTGGCTCGGAGTTAAACCGCTGCCCTGTGTACCTGACGAACACGACTCTGAGGCCGAATAAGTGAGCAAGGCCAAGGTGTGCAAGGTGTGCAAGGCTGACTTTAATCCCATGCGTTCGCTCCAATCCGTATGCGGCCCAAGGTGCGCCGTGAAGCACTCAGGCCTAACCAACGGCAAGGCCAGAGAGAAAGCCGCCCAGAAGGCACACAGGGCGCGCAAGGACGCTATCAAGACTCGGGCAGATTGGGCCAAGGAAGCGCAAAAGGAGTTTAACCTATTCATTCGGGCGCGTGACGCTCACCAGCCCTGCATATCGTGCGGGCAGTCACCCAATCAGGGCCAGCGCCATGCGAGCCATTACCGATCGGTTGCGGCTGCAAGCCACCTTCGCTTCAACGCATGGAACGTCCACGCAAGCTGCGCTCAGTGCAACAGTATGAAGTCGGGCAACGTGGTTGAGTACCGGATAGCACTGGTGCGGAAGATTGGGCAGGACAGGGTGGAAAGCCTTGAGTACAGCAATGATCCGCGCACCTTTGATATTGACGAACTGAAGCGAATCAAGCGGATCTTCACCCGCAGGGCGAAACACTACAAGAAACTCAGGGGAATCGCATGAGCTTATGGCAGTGGACTCTAGTAATCGTACTGACGCCGCCAGTGGTGGTGACAGCGTTCTACTTGATTCGAGCGGGGATTGTGTTGCTGGCTATGTGGATGGATGACAAATGGAAACAATAAGAATCGTATCTACCGGCGGCGTGTCTATTGACACCCAAGTTTACGGTAGTGACGGGGTGGCGATTAAGGGGGTAACCAACCTGTGCCTTACTTTCCCAATTGATGGGCCGGTATTGGCAAGAATCTCTATTGGTATGGCTGGCGTAGATGTTGAGGCGCACCCGCTGCTTTCAATCGAAACGTTAATGGAAGCGGCTGAGCACTACGGATTGGAGTTGGTGGATAAAAAATGGAAGCCATGAACTGCCCGTATTGCGGCCATAAGGTGACGGCCTGCATCAATGCCCAGGCTGGTATGCAAGTCAGAGCTTGGTGGTGCCAGTCCTGCAACTGGACTGATAGGGCGATAGGGCGGGAGCGGCTGATGGGGGTGGAGAATGAGCAATGACGTGCAGAGCGTACTGATACGATGGGGTAAGAGTCGAACAATCAATGACGCCAGCCACCTTGATTACTCGCACGAAACGCCATTCTCTCGGCTGAGCAAAAGCGGCGGTTGGGGCGTAAAGCTGCCAGCTCTGGATGATGAGACGCATGGGCAGGTTGACGTAGTGGTTTCTCAATTACACAAGGTAGATGAGTATCGTCACGCTGTGATCGTTATGTCTTACGTCCACTGCTGTAGTGACGCAGTGATTGCTAGAGCGCTCACCAGAGAAACCCATGTGCGCCACACTCGCCACCATGTGCGGGATATTCGGCATCGTGCAGAGGGCTGGATTGAGTCAAGATTGGGGGCTTGACTGTCGCACCAAATAGGGCATACTTTGTCACAGTAGACTAATTGACACCCAAAGAACCCGCCGCGTGCGGGTTTTTTTGTGCCTGAACCTTGATGGATGGGAGTCGCTACCTATCCCTTGCCCCTTAACTGGGGCTTTTTTCTTCTAATTCGCTTTGTGTCTGGAGACTCCGAGCGGATCACTCGCCACGTCTGATCACCAGGCTAACCACTGGGGCGTTGGCGGGTGCCTATTAATTGCAAGGAAGCCGATGAGTATTAAACCAGAAAGATCAGAGCAGCGTGAGGAATGGCACAAGGCCAAGATTTTCTCTGTCGCCCACCTGCTGGCAACGCTGGCAGCAATTTCTGGCGGCATTGGGTTTGTGTATGTGTTCGGGCAAGAGTTCGGCGTGATGAAGTCGGACGTGGCGCGCAACAAGGTTGAGATTCGGTATCTGCAAGAGAGTCAGACAGAGCGTGAAAACCAGTTGAATGCGCACCTATCCAGTATGCGAGTCGAGCAAAAGCAGGACTTGCAGCGCATTGAGGACAAGGTTGATCGGCTGATTGATCGGGAGCTTAGGAAGTAGTGACACCCGATCACCTGCTAACGCTGGCGATCATACCGGCTCTGTCGATACTGCCAGAGCGCATGGATTCGACGCCTGCTAGGGCGATGCTGATAGCGATTGCATTGCAGGAGTCTGGTTTACGCCATAGGGTTCAAGTTGGCGGGCCTGCTCGCGGGTTCTTTCAGTTTGAGCAGATCGGCGTTGCAGGTGTTCAGCGGCACCACAGTACGCAAGAGTTTGCGGCTGGGTTAAATCAGACGTTCCTATACAGCCCCAACGAAGTCTACAGGGCGATTGAACACAATGACGTACTAGCATCGGCATACGCACGGCTGCTCCTGTGGAGTCTGCCAGACGCCTTACCGGGTGGGCGGGTGGATTCAGATTATGCGCTGGGCTTGTACCTAAAGGCATGGCGTCCAGGTAAGCCTCGTCCAGAGCACTGGGATAGTAATTGGCGGGCAGCATGGGCTGGATTGTAAAAGCATGGCAATGGCTGGTGCTCACGCTGTCGTCAAAAATGCTGTTTCGCCGCGCAATCATGGTGTCGGCAGTCGTGTACTTCGGCGTGCTGGGCTGGCGAGTGATGGCCCCCGAGATTCTGCTAGTAATTCAAACCCCTGGTGCAGTGTTGGCGGGTTCAGTGTTCGCTATGCTGTCCGTGATTGTCGGGCTTTATCAGTATTTACGGAGCAAAGATGGTGATTGACATTACCCAGCCCAACATGGCATCTCTGAGACAGAGTGCGAGGTTACAAAGGCACACGGTGATCTGTCTGACGCAATCAATGTCGAGATTGGTTTGCGGGCCAGATCAATGGGCTATCACACAATGCGCTTTGCTGTGACTGCGGGCGGCTTTGTTAGCCGTTGGGCAGTGTACGAAGAAACGAGAAACGGCATGGACTACTACCGCGTGGATTTAGTGAAGGCGATTGCACTGTATGAGGGGCGGGTATGAAGGATTATTTGATCCGTATTTTTGATGCGCTTTCGCAGCTTGGAAATTGCATTATCTACCCATCAACCGGGACGCCAAACCACAGTATTAGTGGTGACGCATACCGCTACGGGCGAGTAAAAACCGAATATTTGATTGACTTGCTGTTCAGCCCAATTGAGCGCGATCACTGCAAGGTCTCTCACGAAGCCGATATTAGTAGGGCAGCGAGACTGCTCAGCGAGACAGGACGAACACGATGACACTCAAAGAATTCCTCGCTACTGCGAACGAAGATCACGCCATAGCACTGACAGAGGCGCAAGCGTACACAGTGCAAGTCCCGAAGTTGTACACGGCCAACGTGATGACCCTCATGCTCGTAGGCGCTGGGGTCTATGGCTTGCTTTCTGATACAGCACAGGACACTAACAGTCCTGTACGAGACATTTGCATGGCGTTGATGGATCGCTTGCGTAGCGAAGGTGAGTTCAACTTGGCTCCATCAGAGTCGATGGGCCAAGCCAATATTGCTATGCTAGATGGTTTGATCGCTGGCTTACCCGACTACGCGGCGCAGTTCAATGGCCTCAAGGCACAGCTGGTGGCCGGTGCTGAAGAAGATGCACGGTATCCTTTTACAGGAACGACTTTTTACACTGTGGTTACCGCCCGAGGCGTATGCCCCACTGTGGTTGTCACGTTTAATGAGCAAGGCTTTGTGCTGGTCACAGCGACTAACAACTGCCCGGAGCACTCACCTGCAATCCACGGAATGAACCCACGCACTAATCGTAGTGAGCGTGTTGGCTTTCTGCGAAACGTATCAGCAGCAGGTATTTATGAGTGCCGCATTGCTCACGAGCATAGGGGTTGGGTATTGAGCCTAGATAATCCCTACGGCGTGTTTGGGGAATAAGCTGTGGCTCAGTATTTTACTGATTACTCGCCAAACCCTGTCGGAGGGATAGACAATTACCCTACTATAACGCAGTGGACGCCAAGAGTTTGGTATACAACCAGTGGTTGGAGCATCACCTTAAATGATGGGGGCCCAAGCCGCTATCTGTTAGTGAGCGCATCAGGTGCCCGCAAAGCGGCTACTTACAATGAAGTGCCTGACGTAGCAGACGTTGATCTGTATGCTAAAATACGGGTTAACTCAGATGCTCAAGCGAAATCCGCGTTCCTTTGCGCACGCTTAGACAGAGCGAAAAACTTAAGTAATAATGATTCAAGCACTCACTTTTATTATGCGGGCGTAAGTGAGGACACGCTGTACATAAATAAGTACGTGGACGGCGCGTTCGGTTCAATATCTACGCTTGGTATAACCGCTCTCTCCCTTACAAAAGCGTTTTGTATAAGGTTTTCTGTAGTTGGTAGCTCTTTATCCCTAAAAGTATGGGAGGCCGATATTACAGAACCTGCAGGCTGGGACTTAGTAGGTACTGACACAAGCATTCCCGAAGCGGGGGCAGTCGGTATTGTTATGAATGCTTTTAGTCCTGCTGAATCCCTTAGGCACTTAGAATATGGCGTAGGCACCGGGGGAAATCCAGCACCTAAGGCCACTGTACCCGCACAGTTCGCAGAACTGCGCTACGCTCAGACAAAAACTGAATTCCGGACGTCGAGCACTTCGATAGTAGTGCCTATAGACGCTAGGGTGCAGGCGGGAGATTTATTGCTTATTCCGTATTACGCGCGAGCCGATATTAGTGCTCCTGCTGGATATACTAAAACTGGGGAAGTAATTGGGGGATTTGTCAATCAGCGAACCGGGTTGATGTGGAAAATTGCTGATGGAAGTGAAGCTGGAACTTCTCTAACGCTGACACAGGCTTCTGCTGCAAGAATGGAGGCACTGGTTTTAGGTTATAAAACTGCCGCAACCCTTGAATTTGCTAATTCCGATTCGTCCTTAGGTACTAGTTTTTCTGCTGTTTTAGAACAGACTACTGCAAGTAGAGCATTGTCTATTGTGTTTGCTGTAAATGGGTACGCTAACAGTAACTCGTTTCCTTTTTCTCAACATTACTCATCAGATGATGAATATTTAGCAGTAAATACAGACACGCATTCAACCTCAGATAGCAACAGACTGCAGGTGTATCAGGGAGTTTTTTCCGCTGCGGACACTCAAAATATACAGTTAGATACTTCTGGTACTCGCAACCGGATTGCGATCATGGTTAATTTCACCGAGATTGCAGGGGTACTGACACCCGCACTTTCCCTTGTCTTCGCTAACAGCATCACAGCCACCAGCGCGGTTCCTAACGTCACGGTGACCTTCTAATGGCTGGCGTATTATATTGGGCCATTTACCCATCTGGGGATAGCGATCCGACTGATACACAGATCATCACTGAGACTGTGCCAGATGGCATACATGGCAGCGACACGGCACCTACGACAACAGGTGCATTTGCAGGCACAGCTATATCCGGGTTAGCCGCGTCCACAAGCTACAAGCTGGCAGCAGTATGGGATGACGGTACAGACACGAGTAATGTGGTGGTTGGTAGTGCGTTTGTTACGGCTGCCGTAATCACCGCCTCGGGGGCGGTGCAGGGGCAGAGTATAGGCGGAGTCACACTGACGCAGGGCTATGATCTGGCTGTCGGCGGCTTGAGCCAGGGGCATTCACTTGGCCCTGTCACACTGACACAATCCAGTAGTCTTGCGCCTAACCCAGTAGCCCAAGGGCATACGGTGGCTCAGGCGGGCATCACGCAGGCCAATGAGCTGGCATCCGGAGCCATAGCCCAAGGGCACGCAATAGGCGCGTCTGAGTTGACGCAGGCCAACATCATCGCCACGGCATCACTGGGTCAAGGCCAAAGCGTTGCAGTATCGGCGCTGACTCAGGCGAATGATCTAGGCCCTGATGCCGTCATCCAGGGGCAAACCACCACCAGCCCCTCGCTGACCGTAGCCGGGGACATGCTGGTTGACGCGCTTACGCAGGCTACAGGTCTAAGCGTTGCACAGCTTACCCAGTCCCATGTGCTCAGTATTGAGCCTATCGGACAGGGCCACGCCATAGCGGCTGTGAGCGTGTCTCAGGCGGGTGGATTGCTGGCTGATGCGTTGTCTCAGGGTCAGTCGTTAGGTGGCTCAGGTATCACACAGGCAAACCAACTGGCCGTTACCGAATTAGTGCAAGCGCAGACGGTAGAGCAGGCCACCACGGCCCTCGCTGACCTGCTGAACATCGATGCGCTAAGCCAGTCGCAATTCGCTGGGCAGGCCAGCCTGACGCAGTCACATATCTTGAACGTCGATAGGCTGACACAAGCCCAACTCATTCAGGCCGTGAACTTCGGTGGGATGGTTGTCGGCACGCTCAAAGGCGAGATACGCATTTACGCGCTGGTAGACGGCGCAATCTCAATCGAACAAGCCCTCAAGGGCACCATTACCATCCACTGAGGACATCATCATGGGTAAATTAGTACCTGACGCCATCATTGATCTGATGCTGGTAGAAGCCGAGGGCACCAATATTCACATCTGTAGCGCAGAGCCCGCCAACTATGCGGGAATTTCTGCTGTAGAGCTGGCAACCGCAACGATCAGCGGTAGCTATGCAAAGGCCAACGGTGATACCAGCGGCAGGAAGAACACCCTGCCTGCTCAGACCGATCTCGACATCGATGCGACCGGCACTGCCACTCATGTGGTGGTCAGTAACGGGTCTGACACGATGAGACTGGTCACCACCTGCACAAGCCAAGCCCTCACCTCCGGTGGCACCGTGTCCACCAGTGCGTTCGCGCATGAAATCCTCGACGCATCATAAGGAGATTGCTATGCGCCGCATTGAGTTTACTGAAACCGTCAAGATAGGCCCCGATTCATATGAGGCCGGAGACCGCCGATCATTCGCCGATGCAGAGGCTTCCGAGTACATCCGACTAGGCTGGGCAAAAGACCCAGATACCGGAGAGACCGGCGATCGCACACCAGGGTCCCAAAGGCTGCGGGTTGACCCTGTGGTTCAGCAGGCCAAGTAAATGAGCGGCGTGCTGTATCTGGATAACTCCAGCGTCATTGAGCTGGTTGGG